GACATAAGCTTTCACCCCTCTACTGGAAGCCTACAAGCTTGCGGTGAGCCTTCAAAAGGTCTTTGAACCAGTCGTAGTTCGCCAAAACATCCTTTTCGAGGACGTCAACGGCTACAATGCCCTTGCCAGTGGAACCCTTCTTTTTAGCCTCGCTGACAGGGGTTGGCGCTTTAGCCTCTTCTGCTTCTTCCGCTTCCTCAGCTTCCTCTGCCTCTTCCGCTTCTTCAGCCTCTTCACCCTTTTTGGCTTCAAGCTCAGCCAAGCGTTTGGAAAGCTCGCTCAGCTTCTTGCTGAGTGTCGCTTTCTTAACGCGCTTGGCCAGTTCAGCCTCAAGGGCGCGGACTTTAGCCTCCAAAGCCTCTATTGCTTCCTCGCTTGTTTCGCCCTTAATCTGTTCCATGAGTTTTTCAACTTGCTTCATGAAGTCCTCGTATTCCACTTGCTTCGGTGAAGTTTCTCCGGGTGCAACGTTGACTGTTGCCTGAGCCACTTGCGGTGAAGCCTTTTGCTCCGCGTTTACGGACATGGGCTTCACCTCGTTTGCTTTTTGAACAGTTTTTGTTTCGGGTTCTTGCAGCCCAGCGGGCTTAGAACCCACATTATCATCCGGTGAAACGGATGACTGTGAAGGAGAAGGCTCCAAAACACCCGATTTGGTTAAAGACTCAATTATTGCGCCCCACTGAGCCTCGTTCATGGCTGCATAGAAGCCTAAAGGCTGAAAGCTTGTTGTTTCGTAGGCTGGGCTCGCGACAATGCTTAACTCGCGCACTTTCGGCTTTCGGACAACTTCCCAAGCACCCGGGCAAAGGTGGACAAGCCTGCCCTCTTTGCGTGTTGGACGCTTACACTTTGAACATTCAACTTCATCGCTGTCAACTTGAATACTAACATGCGTGACGTAGCCTCTTATGATTTTGTCAATGAGCCTTTCGTCTCCAACCTCAGCCCTGAACAATACGCGGTCTCCGTCAAGGCTTGCATCGACAACTTTCCCAACGACCATCAATGCGCTTTCAGCGTGGTCGACGCGGAGCTGGGCGCCTTTCAAGGTTTCAACGATATATTCGAGGTCTTCTTTTGGCACCTGCCACTTGTTTTTGTTGACGCTTGTGTCAATGGCGACGCCCTCGATTACCACAAGCTGCTCCTTGATTGGAAACTGAGCTTCCTTCTGGTCGGCGCTCTGAACTGCCTTAAAAGGCACAAAATACCTGAGCTGCATGTTTTTCCACCTAAATTAAGCCGAGAATCTTTAAACGGCGAAGCTTGCGCCTTTTCTTCTGGTTTCTGCCCATGTTTCACTCCACAATGGCCGGAAACATTAAGCCCTGAAACTTCCGCCTCAAGTAGGCTTCACGCCAAGCAGCGAACGCCTGCCAGTCCTCAAGCATGCTTTTCTTCTCCTCTTTTGGATAGTAGCCCTTGCAGCCGGGCACTGAACACGGCGGATGAGTCATGCCCAATTCCTTGTAGTGCTTCAAAAGATGGTCATGCGCCTTTTGAACAGCCTCGCTTTTGCTCATGTTTTTAGGCTTGATGTGCGTCACACGAGCCATAGCGTTGCGCAAGTGTGGCAGGTCAATGCTTCCGTCGGGCTTGTGGTGCGGCAGATGCCTCAACGTTCTCGGAACAGTTTTGCCCTCCTCGTCTTTTTCGCCGCCGGGCTCAATCAGAGCAAAGGCGTCGTCTGGAAGGTCGTTGATGTATTTGGTTGTCCACTTTGCAGCTTCAAAACTCATTCTTTTACACCTCTTTGGTAATTTGATACCCGTGAAGTTAGTCAATGCGGGAAATGTCCAGGTAAGCTTTCAAAAACCGCATGCGAAGCTCGTTCCAAGCTTTAAAGTCCAAAAGAAGCTGCAGCTCGCTTTTCAAATGCTTTTCAAGCCAATTTTTAACGCTGTTGCTGTCCTTAAACCGTTTTTTGTCGAAAATGTAGCTTTGAATCTCCCAGCGGTTTGTGCCTTTAACCCTTCCCAAAGTAATCTTCACGCCTTGGGTGATGGGCTTAACCCTAAACTTGTCAAACTTGTCCGGGTCTTGAACGCGGTAACGGAAAGTGTTTGGGGTCTCATCGATTCCCGGCATTTTCATTCCTCTTCACGGTTGACGTCGACAAGCTCAAGCCAGCAGCGACAATGCGGATGCAAGTTGACTTTCCAAGTGTCTATCTCCTCATCCCACTGCTCGGCATCCTCAAAATATTTGGTCGGCTGCTCCTCATCCTCACAAACATATTCAGTATTGTCCAAGGCGGAACACTCATCGCAAACCTTCTCGTCCCGCATGGTCCGATAAGCGTAAACCCGCTGCTCGCCCCGCCTTGGAAAGCCGAAAAACGCCATTTCAAACCACGCTCAATAATATTAAGCATATAAAAAGGGCGTTGAGCAAGCGTTGAGCAGTTACGGTTTAACTCCATTACGTTTCAAAATAGCTTGAAGCTCTTCAGGCGTGGTTATTGGATACTCTTCCGGGAAGCCTAACTGTGTTCGAGCTTCTTTAGGCAATATTATGCCCTTATCCACAAGGTCGCCGAGGTATTTGGCCTTGTCCTGTATCGAGGGCTCCCATATCGGCTTCCATTTTATTTTTGGAACTTCCAGCCCTTCGCCAAACTCGTCTTTGACAAGCTGCTTAAACAAGATGGTTTCAAGCGTGTCGCCAATAATCTCCTGCATCATGCGGAGCCGCGTCACATATTCCTGCATAACGACCTCCGCGGTCGCCCTGTTGGTTCCCTCTGAGTAGCCCAAGAAGATTTTTGGCACGCCTAAAACGGCTTCACGCTGCCTCAGCAAATAGTCAAGCCAGAACGTTACGTTAACGTCCTTCGTCAGGCTTGGAATAACATCAACTTCAACGTCTCCACGCACGAAAACATCTGTGGCCGGCTTACGGTCCCGGAAGGCTTCAACAAGCTGCTGAAGCTGCTGATCTGTCCAAGGCCTCTCGGGTGTTCCAGCCTTGACAACAAGCATGGGCTTGGCGTAAGTGTGCACGATTACAGCCATATCGTCTTCCAATTGATCAATCAAGGCTTGGATTTTTAAGAGCGGGCGGAGAAGGCTCGTTCCGTATGCCGACTCATACCACCACGACTTGGCCCCCCACTTGAAATGGCAGATTTCATCGCTTGCGAAGACAACTGGTGGGAAGGTCAGCAGCTGAATGTAGCCTAAAACCTGCCCGTAAGCGTCTCGGCGGACCCTCATGTGGACGGGGTCCAAAGGCTTAAGCCACTCGATTTTGCCGGTGTCCTCGTTCCTGCACATTTCAAGGTAAGCGTTGCCGAAAACAAGCATGTCCGTCGCGACTATGCGGAGCGTCTCCAAAATGTTCTGTTCGTCAAGCCAGTTTGAAAGCCATTCTCGGACCTGGTCTTCTCCGCCTTCAAGCTCGAAGCCGTTTGAAATCGCCAAGTTAACGGTTACATCAATACTTGCCTTGATGTAGGGCGTGAACGTGTAAAGGTCCTTGTATTTGGGCAGATCCTCGATTGGAACTGTTCCCCAGAGCCTTTCCCAGTAGGCTGTGTAGGGCGGGGTTACGAAGCCGGCGCCGCTGCCCTTCAACATGTATTTGGTTACGTAGCCCCATAGCACGTTGTCGGCTTTCCAGCTTACGGGCACTTCTTCATCAATCTGGCGCCTGCTTATTTCGGGCGGGTAAAGCCTCTGAGCTGCAAAGGGCTTCTTAACAGCTTCTACTACAGCCTTCAAGCCTTTACGAAATTTCTCGGCAACAAAACTCATTTAAAATCACCTTAATGGGGCAATAAAACGGCGCCTTTACCGGGGAGAGGCGACTGGACAGCTGCGTAAACGGCTAGAGCCGTCGCCCAGAACACGTCATCGTGGCTTCCCTCCGGGTGGCTGAACCGTATGTGGCCGGTTTTCATAAGCTCAAACTTTTCAACGTTAAGCTCGGCGCACAGGTCAATGTCTTGGCGTCTTCGGACAGGCTCATATGGGATGAGAAACTCTTTTTGCCTCATTTTCTCCCTTAGAACCGTCGCCATGTCCTCTTTGGTTTGAACTGTGAAGGTTACGCCTTGCACGTTTTGGATTCCGCTGTGAACCATATCCTCCACGATATAGTTGCCGACGCCAGTAATGTCGGCGTAAACGGCGCGAACAGTTTTCCAACGATCCTGGAGGCTTTTAACATAGCCTATCACGCTTGCATACTCCGTGTTAAGCGGGAAACGGTGCACGTGG